GTGTCTGTTGTGGGCTCGGACGGCGACTCCAACAGCATCTTCCAGATCAATGTCCCTGCGGCCTTCGACATCACCTTCCTCGGTTTGGACGACACCAACTACCAAATCTTTGGGACGGTGACGAGCGCAACCGCTCCGGCCTTCTCTGACCAGCCGTAAAGTGCATAGCTACGGAGGATTAGGCCGATGATGGATAGTTTGGCCCAAGTTAAGCAGGTCAGTCGCCGAGAGTCGGGCTTTGCGGTTCTCGGCGCACATCGCCTGAAAGTGGTGTCGGTAGTCGGCACCTCTAGCGAGGGGAAGCTGACCATTTTTGATACCGACACGGCCCCCGTGGCCGGGACGTATGCCCAGACAGGAACGACGGTGACCGTCACCAAGACGGACCACGGGCTGTCTACTGGGGATGTGCTTGGGATTTGCTTTGCAACGGGGACCGGGGGTACGGCAACGTCCGGCAACTACACCATCACCGTGACTGCGAGCAACACGTTCACGGTCCCCATGCTGAACTCAGACACGATCACAGGCACCCCCGCGTGCAACTACGTCGCAAACATCGGGTCGAAGCAGCCAAAACCAAAACGCTGGTTGATGTGTAAAACTGTTTCGGCAAGCGACATCTTTGCCAACGTTTTTGACATCCCAAACAGCGGTTTTGCAACAAAACTCGGGACGTATTTCCTGATGAGCAACCTGTCTGAAGCCGACGCTTTCTACGAATAATGGCGACGACTAAAAACGTCAGTCGCACGCCTAGCGGGAGACTCACCTACCGAGGTGAGTCTTTCGCTGGCTACAATAAGCCGAAGCGCACCTCGGGCGGCAGCAAGAAGTTCGCCGTCCTGGCCAAGAAGGGAGACGAGGTCAAGCTGGTGCGGTTCGGCGACCCGAACATGACGATCAAGAAAAGCAATCCTGAGAGGCGACGCAATTTCCGGGCGCGGCACAACTGCGATACCGCAAAGGATAAGTTCACAGCTCGCTATTGGAGCTGCAAGAAGTGGTGAGTTTGCCGCCCCCCGCCCGTCTCCTCTCTCCCCGCGCCCGGTGTGGGCGGGTGGGCGGCATCTTTTAGGAGAGCGCTATGGCCGACGTACCGAAAAATGTACGCAACCCAGCCTTGTACAAGAAGGCTCGGGCCGAGGCCAAGCGCAAGTTCGACGTATGGCCGAGCGCCTACGCCTCGGGCTACCTGGTGAAGCGCTACAAGGACATGGGTGGCACCTACAGCAACGGCAAGGCCAAGGGCGGGGAGATCAACGCCAACACCATGATGGTCCAGGGCCGGGGCTGCGGTGCCATGATGGACAGCAAGCGCAAGCAGACCCGGGTGCCCCGTGGCTAAGCGAAAGGGAGGACTGACCAAGTGGTTTGGCGAAAACTGGGTCGATATCTCAGCACCGAAAAAGAGTGGTGGCTTCAAACAGTGTGGCCGCAGTTCTGCGAGCGACTCAAAGCGTGGCTATCCAAAGTGCGTGCCTTCATCAAAGGCAGCTAGCATGAGCGAGAAGGAGATCGCCTCGGCCGTCCGGCGGAAGCGATCGAAGAAGCAGGGCGTGGGCGGCAAGCCCACCAACGTAGCAACATTTGCAGCCGAAGGAGGCTCGATCATGAAGATGAAGAGCAAGGGCTACGCCAAGGGCGGCGCCATGATGAAGAGCAAAGGCATGGCCAAGGGTGGTGCCATGAACAAGAAGCCGGCCGGCAAGATGCGTCCGCCTTCCAAGAAGAACAGCGGCCTTTACGGCTAAGGGTGCCGTATCTTCAGAGTAACATCCCCCATTTCAAGTGCTGGGTTCGCCGTGAATACACCAAGAATCACATGGAGTATCACGGCGAATTTTTGCACGCGATGGCGATTGCGGTAACGACGATGCCGACCAGGTGCCTCAGCTTCCAGGTGCTGTTTACCGGGGCTGAGACCTACGACACCGACGAGCCGAACGTACACGGTGGGGCGATGTGGGCGCGGATGCCGATTACGGCGCTGGTTGGGGACACGCCGCTGGAGGACTGGCCGGAGCCTATGCCGGTCTGGGCTGCGCAGCCTTGGGACTGCAGCAGCCACCACCACGCGGTTTACGTCCTGGACCGATGCACGCCATGCCCCTGGCTGGCGAAGATAGACGGCAAGTTCTACCCGGCGAAGTATTACTTCACTGTGGACTATGCCGAGAATGAGATCGCTGACGACCCGGCGCAGCATAAGCAGAGCCATGTCCTGGAGCTGCTCGACGCCGGTAAGTGGACCGGGAACATCGTCGCCCTGCCGAACAATCGGGTCAGGGTCACGCACCCGGCCTGGTTTGAGACGGGAGAGGGTGCGCCCGATTTCCGCCCGTCGCAGCATATCCACTACAGCAAGTCAGATCTGGACTATACTCTCGACGTGAACCAGGTCTTCGACAATCTGTACGCTGAGGGTGACGACAATGGCGACGAGCAGCAGCAAGAACTTTGAGCTCGACGTAGCCGAGTACATCGAGGAAGCGTTTGAGCGGTGCGGGCTAGAGCTCCGCACCGGCTACGACCTTGAGTCGGCCCGTCGGTCGCTGAACCTGCTCCTCGCCGAGTGGGCGAACCGTGGTCTGAACCAGTGGACGGTGAAGCAGAACACCATCGCCATGGTCCAGGGCACGGCGGCCTACAACCTGGACGCGACGAATCCCACGGCCGTCATCGACGTGCTGGATTGCTTCGTGCGCGAGACGGTCAGCGGGACGACGACGGATCTCCCGCTGAACCGCATGAGCCGGGCCGAGTACGCCAACATGGCGACCAAGAGCACGACCGGGAAGCCGAACCAGTATTTCCTGGACAAGCAAATCACGCCCACGATCACGGTCTGGCCGGTGCCCGACAAGAGCTCGACCTACACGGTCTACGTCAACGTGCTCACGCGCATGGACGACGCCGATACGGGCGTCGACACCATGCAGGTGCCCTTCCGCTTCTACCCGTGCCTGGCGGCCGGCCTGGCCTACTACATGGCCCTGAAGCGCGCCCCGGAGAAGGTGCAGCTGCTCAAGGCGCTGTACGAGGAAGAGTTCACCCGGGCGATGTCCCAGGACGAGGAGCGGGCATCCTTCCGGATCGCCCCGAACCTCCGCAGCTATAACATCGCCTAGCCATGGCCTTCGCGTCCAACAAGCACGCCTACGGGATCTGCGACATCACCGGATTCCGCTACCGGCTGAAGGACATGAAGAAGACCTGGGACGGGCTCCTCGTGGGACCCGACCAGTGGTCGCCTAAGCACCCCCAGCTGGAGCGCAAGCCTACGCCGGCGGATCCCCAGGCGCTCAAGAACGCGCGCCCGGATCCTAACGCGGACGGGAATGACCTGACGGCCTTCCCGCTGGTCTATACGAACGTCGGGGATGGGAAGCTGGGCACAATTTTGCAAACCTTTGCAATTACCTGTACTGTCGGCGCGGTGGAGGTGACCACATCATGAGCTATACCCTAGCCTCGCTTAAGGCCGCAGTGCAGGAATGGATGCAGGTCGACGAGACGACGTTCAACGACAACCTGGATGAGATGATCCAGAACGCGGAGGCGCGGATCTTCAAGCTTGTGCAGCTCCCCGAGCAGCGCAAGAATGTGACCGCCAACGTGTCGACGAACAATCGTTTCCTGGCCACGCCGACGGATTTCTTTGCACCGTTTAGCCTGGCGGTGATCGACGACAGCAAGTACCACTACCTGCTGTTTAAGCACCCCAGCTTCATCAAGCAGTATGCGCCGGGCACCGCTACCCGTGGGCGCCCGAAGTATTACTCGCAGTTTGATGACACGGCCTTTGAGCTGGCTCCGGTCCCGGACGCTGACTATTCGATCGAGCTGCACTACCTCTACAAGCCGGCCTCGCTCACCTCTGGTGGCGATGCTGGGACGACCCTGCTCTCGACCGAGTACCCGGAGGCCCTGCTCTACGGCACCCTGGTGGAAGCTGCAATCTTCCTCAAGGAGCCGCCCGATGTGGTGGGAACCATGGAGACTCGCTTCAAGGAAGCCGTCGGCCGTATGAAGAACCTCAGCGAGGGCCGCGGCACGAGAGACGAGTACCGCTACGATATGCTGAGAATTGGAGTGTCTTGATGCAGGAGAAAGATCCGGGCCTAAAGGGGAAGAAGGTCGCGATCGTTGCCCTGGGATCCTCCCAGATTGACTTCGTGATCGGGCTAGAAAACAGCAAGCAGTGGGACGAGGTGTGGTGCATCAACTCGGCGCTGGCGGTCTACCGTCAGTGTGACCGGGTCTTCATGCTCGACCCGCCCTCCCGCTATCTCGACACCGAGGACGCGGGCAACCAGACGGAGATCATGCGCAAGCTGCTCCCGGTGCATCCGGGGCCCATCTACACCTGCGAGCTCGACGAGCGGGTGCCAGGGGCCGTGGAGTATCCGCTGGCTGAGGTGGTCACTTATGCCAAATGCGCATATCTAAATAACACCGTGGCCTATGCGGTGGCCTATGCCTACTGGCAGGAGGTCGCGCACATCGACCTGTTCGGGGTCGACTTCAGCTACAGCCACAACCTCCACTTCGCCGAGGCCGGCCGGGCCTGCGTCGAGTTCTGGATCTCCAAGTGCCTGGAGAACAAGATCGGCATCGGTGCCTCGCCGCGGTCGAGCCTGCTCGACAGCAACGTGGGCGTGACCGAGCGTCTCTATGGCTACCATAGGTTGGAAGATCCTATCGTGGCCATGCCGCACCAGGACGAGTGGGTGCTCTGCCCCCGGTCCCAGCTGAGCAAGGTCATCCAGGAGCGCGAGATCGAGCTCGTGAAGGTGGCCAAGGCCCCGGAGCCCTACCGAGGATGATCCCGGGGCAATCAGGCCCGAAGCTGGGCAACGTCATGGTCTCCACGACCCAGAACAAGGGGCACGACCCCGAGTTCTGGGCGGAGCAGGCCACGAAGAAGATCTGCGGGATCTCTGCCAATGCGGACCCGCACATTCGCAAGCAGGCGTTGGCTTTCCGGGACAGGATCTACGCGGTAATATTGGCCGAGATGCGGAGCGCCATCCGCTCAGACCGTGTTACCCTGAGCAATCAGATGAGGGCGCGCGGGATAAACGATTTGGCGCAGATCATTCGGGAGCTTTGAAATGGCCATCACCTCCGCAATTTGCACGTCCTTCAAGCAAGAGCTGCTCGTCGGCACGCACAACTTCGCCACCGGCGGGGACCTGTTTAAGCTGGCGCTCTACACGAGCTCTGCGACGCTCGGGGCCTCGACCACTGCCTACACCACGGCCGGTGAAGCCACGGGCACGAATTACAGCGCCGGCGGCGGCAACCTGACCAACATCACGCCCTTCGCAACGGGCACGACGGCGGTCGTCGACTTTGCAGACCTAACCTTCTCCACGGCGACGATCACCGCCCGGGGCTGCCTGATCTACAACAGCACCGATGCAGACAAGGCGGTGGCCGCGATCGACTTTGGCGGGGACAAGACCAGCACGGCGGGTGACTTCACGATTGTGTTCCCGACGCCGACCGCGACGGGCGCGATCATCCGGCTGGCATAATGCCCCATGCCGCTGTCAAAGCTGGAGTTCCAACCGGGGATCGTTAAAGAGTCCACGGACTACGCTGCAGAAGGGGGCTGGGTTGACGGAAACCTAGTCCGCTTCCGCAAGGGTCGCGTGGAGAAGATCGGCGGCTGGCAAAAATTCGGCACCGACAGCGTCGAAGGCACCCCCAGGGCAATCCACCCCTGGCTCTCCCTGGGCGGAACGCGCTACAACGGCGTCGGCACGACGTGGAAATACTACGTCGAGCAGGGCCAGACCTATTACGACGTCACCCCCATCCGCAGCACCACCGCCGCGGGCGATGTGACCTTCGCCGCCACCAACGGATCCTCGACCATCACCGTGAGCGACACGGCCCACGGCGCGGTGGTCAATGATTTCGTGACCTTCTCCGGCGCGGTGACCCTGGGCGGGAACATTACCGACACGGTCCTGAATCAGGAATATCAGATCTCGGCGATCATCGACGTCGACAGCTACGAGATCATCGCCAAGGACACCTCGGGCGCCACGGTCACGGCAGACGGGTCCGATACCGGCAACGGCGGTGCGAGCGTCGTGGGCGAGTACCAGATCAATGTGGGCCTGGACACCTATGTGTCGAGCTCTGGCTGGGGCGTAGGGGTTTGGGGCGCTGGTGGTTTTGGCTCTGCCTCGGCCATCTCCGCGGTGAACCAGCTGCGGCTCTGGACCCATGACAATTACGGCGAGAACCTGATCATGAACCCGCGCGGAGCGGGGATTTATCGCTGGGTCGAGAACAGCGGCGTGACGGTGCGTGCCGAAGAGCTCTCGCAGATATCCGGCGCCAACCTGGTGCCCACGGTGGGCCTGCAGGTGATCACCTCCGAGACCGACCGGCACCTCATCGTGCTGGGCGCGGATCCGATCTCTGGCGGCGCCCGCACGGGCACCCTGGACCCCATGCTGGTGGCCTTCTCCGACCAGGAGGACGAGCTCCAGTTTGAGCCCACGGCGACCAACAGCGCGGGCTCTGTGCGTCTATCGAGCGGGTCCTTCATCGTCGGTGGCCTGAAGAGCCGGCAGGAGGTCCTGATCTGGACCGACACCAGCCTTTACTCGATGCAGTTCATCGGCCCCCCGCTGACCTTCGCCGTGAACCTGGTGAACGAAGGCGCGGGCCTGATTGGCCCCAAGGCCATGGCCAATGCCCCGACTGGGGTCTTCTTTGCATCCAAGAACGGCTTCTTTTTTTACAACGGCGCCGTCCAGCGCCTGCGCTGCACGGTTCAAGAGTACGTCTTCAATGACCTCGACCTGAGCCAGGCCTTCAAGTGCGTTATGGGCGTGAACAGCGCCTATAACGAGATCTGGTTCTTCTACCCGTCGATCGAGGACGACACGGGCGAGATCAGCCGCTACGTCACCTACAACTACCTCGACCAAGCCTGGAGCATCGGCAAGCTGACCCGCTACGCCTGGGTCGACGCCGGAATCAATGACCTGCCCCTGGCCGCGCTGACCATGGATGGCGACTATTGCTTGGTCGAGCACGAGAACGGCTTCGACGCCGATGGCGATCCCATGACAGGGGTCTTCATCGAGTCTGCCGATATCGACATCGCCGACGGCGAGCAGTTCGCCTTCGTGCGGAAGATCATCCCGGACATGGCCTTCACGGTGGATCCGGCGATATCGAACACCCCGGCCATGAACATCGTCCTGAAGCGTCGTAACTACCCGGGCGAAGCCTTGGTCACGGACTCGACGTCCCAGATCACGCAGAGCACAGCATTCAAGAACGTGCGCACGCGCGCGCGGCAGATGGCCCTGCGCTTTGAGTCCGATGACGACGCCTCGTCGCTAGACCAGAAAGGGTATAAGTGGCGCCTGGGCGCGACTAGGGTCGACATACAGGCGAGCGGCCGCCGATGAGCAAGCTGCTGCCGACACGGCTCCCGCTGGCACAGGGGCAGACCGTGTCAGGGGACAC